CAGAATTAAGTTCTGAGTTTGCTCATCCTGCTTATACAAGATACCCTCATCTTAAAGACCAAAAGATGAAACAAAAAGCAATGACTGAATTAAATTATGATGGCAACGAAGATCGTGGTCGTTACGGAGAAGATGAATCGAATGATTGAACCTTGGAAAATTATACAACAGTTAGAATCTGATAACGGAAAGCTTTTCAAAGAAGACGTTATTAGAGCTAATATTGATAATACGGAATTCGTAGCAGGATTAAGATTAGGACTTGATAATATGGTAACCTTTGGTGTTGCTCAAGTTCCTATTAAAAAGGATCCAACAGGAGAAGGTATTCGTCCTGAAGATTTCGTCAAGGTTGCTTCTCAACTTGAAAATAGAACATTAACAGGTCATGCTGCTCGAGATGCTATTCTTGTATTAATGGCAAAAGCAACACAGGAGCAATGGAATGATTGGTATCGTAGAATCTTAATTAAAGACTTTAGAGCAGGTTTCTCTGTAAGTACAGTCAATAAGGCAGCAAAAGGTACCATCCCTGTATTCAAGTGTATGCTTGCCCACAGCGGAGATAATAATCCTAAAAAGATTACAGGAGACTGTGTTGTAGAATATAAGTACGATGGTGTAAGAGCAATCGTAATTGTTAAAAACGATACTGCTACCATTTATTCTCGTAACGGAAAACAATTAACTAACTTTCCACATATAGAAGAAGCATTCAGTCATAAGATGTTTAATAACCTTGTCTTTGATGGTGAAGTAATGTCAGCCGATTTTCAATCACTAATGAAACAAGTACACAGAAAGGAAGGTGCTGAAACTCAAGATGCTTACTTTGCATTATTTGATTTTCTACCTATTGATGAGTTCAGAACAGGAAGTGGTACATTACCTCTTATTAAAAGAAAAGAACTCTTAAAAGGATTTGAACACTCAGAGTATTTTAAAGATTGTATTATTAATACTAAATATCAAGTCATTAACATTGAAGACGATGCTGATAAATTTAAAGAAATTAATAATGAAGCAATTGAAAAAGGTTATGAGGGTATTATGGTCAAACCTATTAACGGAATGTATGAATGTAAACGTTCTTACGGTTGGTTGAAAATGAAACCTTATATTGAAGTTACGCTTAAAGTTATTGATATTGAAGAAGGAACCGGAAAAAATGAAGGAAGTACAGGAGCACTTATCTGTGAAGGCACTGACGAAGGTAAATTTATCAAGGTTAATGTTGGCACAGGTCTTAGCGATGATATGCGGGATGATATTTGGAATAACTCTGACGCTGTACTTGGTCAACTAATTGAAGTAAGGGCTGATGCCATTACAATAAGTCAAGATTCGGAAAATGAATATAGTTTACGCTTTCCGAGATTCAAATGTTTTAGAGGTTTTAAACCAGGAGAAAAACTATGACGCAATATGATGAAGTAGTCGATAAACAAAGGACTATGTTAGAGGCTGAAGAATGGTCAATGAAAGTAAAATCCATTCATGTACATTCTTTTAAATCTATGTACTATGACGACCATCCTGAAGATACAGAGGGTGGAAAAATGGTCACTGATATAGAATATAATTGTGGATTAATTAAAAGGTCTCAAGGTAGTAAATTTATTCGTAACTTTGGAAAAGAACTCAAAGGCGAAGAATTATACGACCTTTATGTAAGACAATGAAAATCTTTAATCAACTCGGATTTTTAGCTTTAGCATTAATAGTAGGAATGGCTTTCGGCACAATGAAAGTCCAAGGTTCAATAGATTATGATTATGTTACTACTCAAGACGAACATTGTATGGCAAAGAATATTTACCACGAATCTCGTTCAGAGAACTTGGCAGGAAAATATGCTGTTGCTGATGTTGTATTGAATCGTGTTCGTGATGATAGATATCCTAATAATATTTGTTCAGTAATATATCAAGGTAAACATAAGCCTTCTTGGAAGGACCCTAATGTTCTTGTACCTATAAGAAATCAATGTCAATTCAGTTGGTATTGCGATGGTAAGTCAGACGACACTGTAGACGCTGATGCTTGGAACGATGCATTGTTTATTTCTTATAATATTATAAACAATAATAAGTATCGTGGAATAACCGAAGGAGCAACTCATTATCATACGACTTGGGTAAATCCTTATTGGGCTCCAACATTACAACACATAGGAACTATCGGAAGTCATATATTCTATCGAGCAGAATGAATAAATAACTCTATAAATATATTATGGAGTATATTATGAAATACGCTGGTGTTGACTACAGCTTAAGTAGTCCAGCAATTTGTATACATGAAGGCGAAGAATGGAGTTATGATAACTGCACCTTTTATTATTATGTAAAGCAAAAGAAATTGCTACAAGGAGAGAAAGGTCAGTTTCAAGCAACAATGTATCCTGACAATTGGACAACCGACCAAGAGAGATACGATATGTTAGGTTCATGGTCGCAAGAGAAATGTTTTGAATGTGACTTCGTTGGAATTGAAGGATACGCATTTGGAGCAGTAGGTAGAGTATTTCAAATAGCAGAGAATTGTGGTTTGTTTAAACATAAACTATATGAGAAAGGAATACCTCACGAAGTTTATCCTCCAACAATGATTAAAAAGTTTGGCAGTGGAAAAGGTAACGCAAACAAAGAATTTATGATTGAAGCATTTGAAAAAGAAGTTTCTATTGACATTCGCGAAAAATGTGGTATAATAAACAAATCATGGAATCCTATTACTGATATCGTAGATTCCTACTATATTTGTAAATATGGATTCTATAAACAAAACGGAAAATTAGATGATAGTAATATTTAACGGTCCCCCAGCTTCAGGCAAAGATGAAGCAGCAAGTTTATATAAAGAACAGTTTGGATTTGGCAACCTGTCTTTTAAGTATCAATTGTTTAAAGAAACGATTGCACATTTTGGTGTTGATGAAAATTGGTTCATGGAAGGTTACGAAGATAGAGATATTAAAGAAAAGAAAGAATTTGCTTTAGGCGATAGGTCAAGAAGAGAAGCAATGATTCATGTATCAGAAGATATCATTAAACCTAAAAATGGCAAATCGTTCTTTGGTTGGAAAGTATCAAAAGAAATTGAAGAAGGTGTACATTACGCCGTAGCAGATGGTGGATTTGTTGAAGAGCTTGTACCTTTAATTGAAAAGGTTGGTGCAGAGAATATAGTTGTTGTTCAAATTACAAGAGAAGGACATGATTTTTCAACTGATAGTCGTAGATACTTCAATGGTAATCTAATTAAAGAATATGTAATTAATCATCCAACAAAAATAGATAAGACTTTTGTACTTGAACAGAAATTACCAAATATTAACACATATCGTATACATAATAATGGTTCAGTCAGAAACTTTCATAATACACTAACTGAGATTTATAATGAACTTAATGAAGAGTTTAAACTTGATAGCACTAACGGACAAATTACAGAATCTACCGATACCGAACATAATCAATCTTAAAGAATGTCAAGATCGTAGGTCCTGGACAGAATCAGAATTTCTACGACACGGTGTTAATAATATTAAAGTACATTCATACGATCGTTATGAGGAAGGCAAAAGTATTGCTTTCGTAGGTGATCCCAGTGTAGTTAATACTACAACTAAAGGTGTAACTTCCTCACATTTACTTACTATTAAATGGTGGTATGAAAATACAGATGAAGAATACGGTTTATTCTTCGAAGATGATTTAGATTACGAAACAATTCAATATTGGAATTTTACATTAGAAGAATATATTGAAAGATGTAATCAGTGGGATTGGGGAGCATTACATATGTGTAATGTTTTTGAATATCCTTATGATTATCAAAACGAATACATTCCGATGGTACCAAAGCGAAGAGAACTCTGGGACCACGGTTTACAAGCATATGCAATTAAAAGAGAATATGCAGAAAAATTAATAGAATATTATTTTGGAGAATATTCAGATAAGATTCATTATCGTATGCCACTTGGTAGTCCGGTAACAACAGAGAATAATATATTACATGGATTTGGGTTAGTTATTTCCTTTCCTTTATTCAACCATAATGTAACTGACTTTAGGTCTAAGAATATATATTATTATAACGAACAAGCAAGTTCAGCTTTTTATTCCTACGAGTTCTTAGATGGATGGTGGGAAAAGAAAGGTCAGTGGTTATCGCTTGATGGCATATTTGATAATGAACGTGAATCACATAAAATTTATGGAGAATTATAATGAGTTGTGTATATAAAGGTGAAGTTGTAGAAACAGAACTGTCTAAGAATTCAAAAGGCGGAACTGAAATGATGAGACAGCGCTTAATTGATAATATTGATAAAGAAGTATTAGAAAAAGTAGCAGTACATTTATCAAGACCAAGAGAATTATACGATGATGTCCCAAATGTACTTTGGTGTCATGACCTCGCAGAAGATCCTGAAAATAAAATCTTAAAAGAAGGTGGTTGGGAAAAATTCCATCACTTTGTATTTGTATCTGCATGGCAGCGTGACCAATACATTGTAAGATTTGGTATTCCTTATTCAAGATGCTCAGTTATTCATAACGCAGTTGAAGTGAAATACAACCCTAAAGAAAAAGATATGGAAACTATTCGTTTCGTCTATCATACAACTCCACATCGTGGATTAGAATTACTTGTTCCTATCTTTGAAACTCTATGCAAAGAATTTGATAATATTCATCTTGACGTATTCTCAGGATTTGAGATTTATGGTTGGGAAGAAAGAAACGAAGCATATAAAGAAATGTTTAAAAGAATTGAAGACCATGAACAAATGACTTATCATGGTGTTAAATCAAATGATGAAGTTCTCGAAGCTTTAGACAAATCTCATATTTTCTTATATCCAAATATTTGGAAAGAAACATCTTGTATTGCATTACTTGAAGCAATCAAATCGCAAATGATTTGTATTCACCCAAATTATGGAGCATTACCTGAGACAGGTGCTAATGCAACAATTATGTATGATTGGAATGAAGATATGAATCATCATGCAAATTATGCTTTTGCTGTGACAAGACAAATACTAACACAAATGAAAAACGATCCTAACTATTTCCATGGATTTACTTTCTCTGATAGATTTAACCTAGCAAGAAACTCAGTTGCTTCATTTGCCACTATGTGGAATACTTTACTAAGGAACATTGGTGATGTCTACCAAAAACAAGGATAACTTAATACCTTTTCCAAATATACATTCAAATCCACCAGTTGACCAAATCAGTGTTTCAGAAAGAATTCGCGAATATAAAGAATCGTATTCTACGGAACTTGCGGAAATTATATGGGAAAATGTATTAGGAGAAATGGCAAGAGCAGGTTGCGACTTTGATGAAAACATGGATAAGTACTTTCCTTCTATGATTCTTATCTTTGAAGCAATTCGTTCTTTACATCTACAAACAATGGGTGAAGAGCATCAATTACAACCATTTGCTGAAAATAATGTTATGATATTGGATTCTGACCCAGATCGCCTATCTGGTGGACTCAAAAAGAATTTAGAAGAAACTATTGACATCGACGAAGATTTAGATTAAAATATCCAATACAAATACAATTATGAGTAAATATTATGATATTAGTTGATTATAACCAAGTTATGCTTGCGAGCTTATTCGCAGGTATTGGTAATCACACAAACGTCGAACTTGATGAAAATCTTCTCCGACATATGTTCCTAAATTCTATTAGGTTCAATCGCAAAAAGTTTCACAAAGAATACGGAGAGATTGTTCTCTGTTGTGATAACACAAACGTTTGGAGAAAAGATTACTTTCCATATTACAAAGCAAATCGTAAAAAGAATCGAGACGAATCAGAACTTGATTGGAATATGCTATTTGATGTTATCCATGAAATCCGTAGAGAGATTGAAGAGTTCTTTCCATATAAGGTAGTATATGTTGACCGCTGTGAAGCTGATGATATTATCGCAACACTATGTATGGAACATGGCACTGAATTAAATACAGGAGCAGAAAAGATTCTGATTCTTTCAGGAGATAAGGATTTCATTCAATTACAAAGATTCGCAAATGTTGACCAATACAACCCGGTCTTAAAGAAATGGGTAAGACATGCAAATCCTCAGCAATATATAACCGAACATATATTAAAAGGTGACACTGGTGATGGTGTTCCAAATATATTGAGTGAAGATAATTGTTTGGCAGTCGGTAATAGACAAAAGCCAATGACAAAGAAAAGAATTGAAATGTTCACCAATACTCCAGAACAAATGGATGAGGAGACTAAGTTAAGGTATAATCGTAATAAACAAATGATTGACCTGACTATGATACCTGAGGAATATCAAAAGATTATCCTCAATGAATATAATAACCAAGAAGAAGTTGGCAGATCACAACTGTTTAACTACTTCGTAAAGAAAAAGTTGAAAAACTTAATCGGAGACTTACAGGATTTTTAATTATGATTAGAGATGCAGTGTGTGACGTTATTGACGGCACAGTAAAACAAAAAACAGTAAAAGAGAAAGTTGCTTTTTTACAAAAATATCAATCAGTACCATTAAAAGGTGTTCTTCGTTTGATTTATGATGAAGACATTGAATTTATGGTACCTGACTCAAAGCCACCTTATAAAGAAAATAACTTGATTGACCTAGACACAATGTTGTATAGAGAAGCAAGACGTTTGAGAATTTTCTTCAAAGGCGGTGGTTATGATAACCTAAACCAAATGAGACGCGAATCGTTGTTCATTCAGCTACTTGAAGATCTTTATCCAGGAGATGCAAAATTGCTATCAGAGAATATGATTTCTCATACTCCAGTTAAAGGACTTACAAGAAAGACTGTTGAAACTGCTTTTCCAGGTCTCTTCGAAACACCTCTTCCAGAACTCGGATTTAAATAAAAGGAAAAACACTATGTCTAGGCGCAAGAAGGTAAGCGCAGATTCCAACGATTGGGATGAATACAAAAAAGTAGACAATAAAAGGAATAAAAGTTCCAAGAATGAAACTAGGAACATTCGGAAACAAAAGCTATCCGAAAAGAAAAACTTTTTTTCATAAAACTATTGACATTTGGTCAATTCTTTGTTATAATATAATTTGAAATGGAAAAAGAAATGACAAAAATGAACTTTAGAACAGATAAATTAATACTTGTAGACTGTGATGGTGTACTCCTTGATTGGAAATATGCTTTCTACAGCTTTATGGCTGATAAAGGCTATATTATGCAGGTACACGGTCAATATGAAGTGGCCGAGACATTTGGCATTACAAAAGCCGAAGCTAAGAAACTAATCAGACAGTTTAACGAATCTGCAAGAATCGGATATTTACCAGGATTAAGAGATGCAATTAAATATGTCAAAAAATTACATGACGAAGGTTATGTATTTCATTGTATTACTAGTCTCAGTACTGATTACTATGCCGGCAAGTTGAGAGAACAAAATCTTGAAACATTGTTTGGTAAAGGTGTATTTGAGAAAGTAGTTTGCCTTGACTGCGGTGCAGATAAGGACGATGGATTAGCTCCTTATAAAGATAGCGGTTGTATCTGGGTTGAAGATAAACCTGAAAACGCAGAATGCGGTCTGAATCTGGGTCTTAGATCTTATCTGATTGCACACGATTTTAACGATGATTATAACCATCCTGACATAAGAAAAGTTAGGCTTTGGAAAGAAATCTACGAAGAAATTGTATAAATAAAAATATGCAATATAGGATTGGATACTAAATGCCGACATATATCTTTGAAGACACTAACACAGGTGAACAATTTGAAAAGTTCATGTCTATCTCAGCCAGAGAAATCTACCTTCAAGACAACCCACATTTAAAGACTATCATATCCTCAGGGCCAACATTGATTGACAGTGCCCGACTTGGTCGCATGAAACCCGACCAAGGTTTTCGTGATTTACTTTCGTCTATGAAACAAAACAAATCATACACAGGAAACAAAATCAACGACTGGAAGTAATTCTAGAGATTGCCTCTGCGTTGATGACAAAGGAGGTTATTTATGTCAAGACAGCGTCGATTATCACCAAAGGAGCGGAAGTTATTGAAAAGGAAACAAGGAAAAGGAACTTTGGATACAAAATTCTCAATGCGAGATATTTCCCCAATGACAGATACTCAAGAAGATATGTTCGACAGCTATCGTGCTGGATATAATATTGCTGCCATAGGAACGGCAGGCACAGGAAAAACAATGTGCGGATTATATCTTGGTTTAAGTGATATTTTAAATGATGATGATTATGACCAAGTTATAATTGTTCGTTCTGCAGTTCAAACTCGAGAGCAAGGTTTTATGCCTGGCACTCAAGCTCAAAAAGAAGCAGTATATGCAGTACCTTACGCTGATATCGTTAACAATTTATTTGGCAGAGGAGATGCTTGGGAGATACTCAAACAAAAGCATTCTGTTAAATTTATGACATCGTCGTTCGTTCGCGGACTTACATTTGATAATTCTATTATTATTGTAGACGAATGTCAAAGTATGACCTATCACGAACTTGATAGTATCATAACAAGAGTTGGCGATTCTTCAAGAATTATATTTTGTGGTGATACAGCGCAAGATGACCTTGCCGGGAGTAGGAATCGGAATGATACATCCGGTCTTACCGACTTTATTAATGTATTAAAAAGAATGGACCATTCCTTTAAGATAGTTCAATTTGGAATTGAAGATATCGTAAGAAGTGGTTTAGTAAAAGAATATATTATCGCAAAGGAGAAACAATCATATAGGCCGCCTTTAGCAATGACTGCCTAACAAACTAGGAAGGGGATCTTCGGATCCCCAACCTTTTATAGGATTATATTATGAAATTATTTGAACACAATTCAGAGGCACCAGTCCTCGAAAAACTTACACGAGCAAATGTAGACGGTAAACGTATTTACCAAACTCCATCAGGTGAAGGTTATCCTTCAGTCACAACAGTATTAGGTATTCTTGGAAAAGAATCTTTAATGGCATGGCGTAAACGAGTTGGAGAAGAAGAAGCAAATCGTATCTCTTCTCAAGCCGCACGTCGTGGAACTGCAGTACACAAACTATGTGAAGATTATTTGGATAACGATCCAGATTATAAAAAGAAACATATGCCTGCGAACATTGATATGTTCAATAAGATGAAACCAATTCTTGATGATAAGATAAATAATATATGGTACCAAGAATGTTTCTTATATTCTAACGAATTACAAACTGCTGGGCAAGTAGATTGTATCGGAGAATGGGAAGGTGAACTTGCTGTTATTGATTTTAAGACATCAAGGAAACTTAAGAAAGAAGAATGGATTCTCAATTATTATATGCAAGTTGCATTCTATGCAAAAGCATTTGAGGAAATGACAGGTACTCAAATTAAAAAAGGTGTTGTCTTTATTGGTGTCGATAATGAAGATCCACAAATCTTCAAGTTTGATACGACTGATTACATTGACCACTTTAAAGCTGTAAGGGAAACATATAAAGAATTATATGAAAAAGAAAAGGTACATAATCTCTGATATTAACATGGGTGTTTTCTTAGGAACATATAACGGATACGACCTAGGAATGGAAGATGATGGTAGAATATATGCATGCTTTGCTGCGAACAATCCTTTTGGCTTAACTACATGTTGCTCATTTAAAACTGAACGTGCAGCTCATCATTATATAACTGATATGTTTCCTCTAAGAAAGCAAAGACAGCTTTCAACACTTGAAGTTGAAACAGAGTCAGAATTTCCTACTGTTGTTGACATAATCAAGTCAGGTCATGGAGAAGAAACATTTGATATGATAGATGGATTAGTTGCTGAAGGCAGCCAAGTAATACATTAATAATAAATATCTATTGACATCATAAAGAAAATAGATTAAAATAGCTCAATTATGATTAAAGATACAAAATTAATTCAAGAAGCGTTAATGTTGGCCATTCGTGCACACGATGGTCAAAGACGGAAGTATACAGGAGAACCTTACTCCATGCATCCTATTGGCGTTTCAAAAATAGTAGAGACAGTAGAACATACTCCTGAGATGATTGCTGCTGCTTTACTTCACGACGTAGTTGAAGATACTCCTGTTACATTTAGAGAAATCAAAGATACATTTGGTACCACAGTAGCAGAATATGTTCACTATTGCACAAACGTTTCCGAAAAGGAAGATGGGAACCGTGCGTTCCGCAAGAAAATGGATGCTGACCATTTTGCTCTAGGACCTGCTGAAAGTCAAACGATAAAAGTTGCCGACTTAATTCACAACAGTCAAACTATTATTCCACATGACCAAAAGTTCTTCCATAAAGCATATAAGTATGAAAAACAATATATGATGGATGTTTTAACGAAGGCAGACCCAATCCTTAAAGGTCAAGCGCAATCAATGCTTGACGAATCCTGGGATCCAGTTAAATAACGACTGGATCTCCTTATTCCTTTTAGTTCTATCCATATTCCAAAATAATTCATTTTTTCTCATAAAAACTATTGACATTCGTTATGAGATGGTGTATAATAGTTGTATAAAATGAAAAAAGGAAAGGAAATTATGACTAAATTTGACAAGAACCAATTTACCTGGGATGGTATGTATTTAATGTATAGAGGCGATTATGTCGGTTCTAAAACAATGGATGAAGTACATCCTGACTGTCACCCTTCTTGGGTCGGTAAAGTAAAGCCTGCATTTATTGCTAGGAATAAGTATGGATCATTTCCCTACAAGTCATGGATTAATTGTCTAGTTGATAACTATACTGTTGAGGAATACCTTAAAGTTTCAAACGAACTATCTCCTAGAGAAGCAGTTAACCTTGTTGGATACTCTGGTAGAGGTAGGTATAACAAAAACGCAAATTTTGTGAAAAAAGTTGCTTAAAACTATTGACATTCGTTATGAGATAGAATATAATAGTTGTATAAATTAAGGAAAAGGTGAAAATATGAATTATATCGTTAAACAAGTAAAGATCCCAGAATCTGAAAAGGAATACCCAAATCTGTATGGATGGGGTGGAGCTGAGGAGAAATCACCAGCTTGGAAAGCAAAGCTTGAAGCAATGCATTTCAGTCAAGATGATTCTTTCAATATTAATAATCTTCCATTTTACGAAGATTGCTTTGAAGTTCAAGCGCAAAGTTTGGACGGTGTATTCAGGATCACAAACCTATGGGACGACCCTGATGCGGTCTTCACTATCCAACCTGGTCACAGTACTTCAGTCGGTGATATCATCGTAGAGAAGGACACAGGAGATCATTACATGGTCTGTGACTTTGGTTTCAAGCTACTAGGAATTACAGGAGTAATGTCAAATGTCGCTTAATGAATATTTTGAATTTTTGGATGCTCTGAGGGAGTCAGGAACTATTAATATGTTCGGCGCTCCTAAGGTGCTTCAGGATGAGTTTGGTTTGAGCAAAGGAGAATCTTACGAGGTTTTCAAAGCTTGGACTGAGAATTTTAATAACTAATGAATGGAAAAGGAGTATAACTATGGCACATGAATTAGAAATGGTAAACGGTGTAGCCGCAATGGCATATCGTGAAAGTAAAGGAATCCCTTGGCACGGTCTAGGTGTTCCGGTATCGGATGATATGACTCCGATAGAAATGATGAAAGCTGCTAATCTTGATTGGACAGTTTCAAAGCAAAAATCTTTCATTGAACTTAACGGTGAAAAGATTGAGACAGGTCAAGAAGCCTTAGTCAGAGACACTGACGGCAAAATCTTGACGAATGTTTCAGGTAACTGGAAACCCTGTCAAAACTTGGAAGCTTTTGAATTCTTTAATGAATTCGTTGCTAACGGTGACATGGTCATGGATACTGCAGGGTCATTGAAAGATGGTCAAATGGTATTCGCAGCCGCTGATGTCAAAGATGGTTTTTCCTTATTTAATGGTGATGAAGTAAAAGGTTATCTTTTGTTCTCTAATCCTCATGTATATGGAAAATCTATTGACGTTAAGTTTATTATGACAAGAGTTGTGTGTAATAACACATTGTCTATGGCTTTGACTGAAAAAGGTCAACCTGCTGTAAGAATGTCTCACAGGTCTGAGTTCAATGCTGATACTGTTAAGCAGTTACTTGGTATTTCTCATAATCGTGTAGAACAGTTCAAAGAAGCTGCAGAGTTCCTTGGTTCTAAAAGGTATTCTGATTCTGCATTTAAGACATTCCTTGCTCAAGTATTTGGTACTTCAAATCAAAAAGACAAAGTCTTGTCTAGAACTGCTGAAAGAGCTTTGGAAATTGTTGATACTCAACCAGGAGCAAACTTTGCACCAGGAACATGGTGGAATGCTTATAACGCAGTAACATATATGACTGACCATGAAATGGGAAGGTCTGCTGATACAAGAGCTGAGGCTGCTTGGTTTGGACATAACGCGAAAAGAAAGCTTGATGCTCTCAACATCGCAGTTGAAATGGCGGAGGCTGCGTAAGCGGCTTCCATTTTCATGGAATTTAATCTTATACAACTATTGACATCATAATGAAACTATGGTATAATGGTTGTATAAATTAAATTAATTGGAGTTATTATGAAATTTGATAAAAATGGAAAAGTGAGAACAGATGCTTATGTAGGTACATTTTCAACTAAATGTGCTGGTGATATGTTAGAGGTTGAATCTATTAAAAATGTCGTCAAGCAAGTGAATAAAGATCTTAAGTTTTACGATGCAAGGGATGCAAGAGGTTATCCTCTCAGATATAGAACATCGTTGAAAGGCAGACAGCCAATCAACAAAGTAAGACATCCAAGAACTGGTCAACTCAGAGGTTATACATACCACGGAGATGTGATTGGTGGAATGGAAAATTGTGCAGCTGTTGATGTCTATATCCACAGAAACTTAACACACCAAATGTGGAAGGACAGAAAAATCTCATGAAAATTAAGATAGAAATTGAACTTGATACCGAAAGAGATGCAAATGAAATCCAAGATCTTATTGATATCGTTGAAAGGATTAGAGATAGAGAAGAGGATGAATAAATTTAGTTTATTTTCATAAAAACTATTGACATTTCATTATGAATGTGTTATAATAGTTGTATAAATTAAATTAATGGAGAAATTATGAAATTAGTTATTCAAACACAGTTCAGAGAAAATTATGCAGCTCACAACGAGGACTATGTCCACGGTGTTTCTGAGCCATATTGGAAGTTCAAGGGTGGCGAAACATTCGTCGTTTCTTGTTCATTTGCTGATGCAGCCGACGCTGCGTTTAGGCAATCTGCGTTTGATGCAGTTTCGTACTCTAACGAAATGGCTGAGGAATATGTTCTTGATTGGGAGATCGTCGATGACGCTGAGTTCTCAATCTCTAACCACATTGAGGAGTGGGAAACTCCAACGATGCTTTGGTTTGATGGTGAGCATTTCATGGCAACCAAGAAAACTGACAATACCGACATGGGGTATATGAGGTCTGAGATTCTCACTAAGTTTGAGTCATGGACTATCACTCCTGAAGATAGTATGTCAGATTATAAATCAACCTTCACTATGGAAGACGGTTCGGAGTTAACATATGCCGAACTTAGTTCCTACTTTTCGGAGGCAGCGTAATGAAAGATATTCTATACACTGCGCTATCTATTTTTATCATATCAGTTGTATTCGTTTTCGCAGTGGCAGTTTATGCAAATACTCCTGATGTTCATGTTTCGCATTCAAGTGGTGAATGCGTTGAAGTAATAAATTATACCAAAGAAGCATTATACTCTTGTGAGAATATGCCTACTAAGTATAATAAGGTTTGGGTGAAATAATGGAAGAACTATTAAATCAAATATTCGCAGGTGTAATCCTTATAGTTGCGACAGTCTTTACTTATATCGGATGTCACATGTCCGTTGAGAAAGAGGAAAAGAAACACATCCCTTTACTTTGGGAAAAAGGTGGATTCTTAAATAAACAATATCATAAGCATTTTGATAAATCTAAAGTAAAGTATTTTGATGGAGATAATACATGAAACCTCTTATTGATTATTATACTACCGCAACTGACGCTGTTGTAAGTGGTATTAAGTCAGTGAATTGGAAACGAGTTAGTAAATTGTTATTAGTCGTTCCTTTTGCTCTTATTTGGACACCACTCTATTATGTAATAGATTATATTCATAAAGGTGCAGTGTGGTTCAATACAGCAGGTGGAGATCTTATTGAGGAGTTTATGAATGATTGAGATTTTGAAAGAAGTCACTGATTGGAATGATATGAAAATCAATAATGGTTTCTATCACGTAAATCAAGCTGGGCATTTAATTGCTCATCAGCCTTCAGGTGGTAAACTTAAAGTATTTAAAAATCCACTTAAGCAGTTTTCAAAGTCAAGACGTAAGTTTGTAAAGGTTGGAGATTATCAAGAAAAGAATAATCTCGGAGGTATTCCTGTTCCAGGAAGTAATGGGAATACTTATTATATTATCGACGGAAAATGTAACTGTAAAGGATTTCAGTTCCGTGGTGATTGTAAACATATAAGGAGCGTAGCATGAGTTTCATTGAACAAGCGACAAGAGAAGATGTCATTCGTAAATACTTTGACGCATTTAGTAATAAAGATATTGATGCCTTAGAGAAAATGTTTGATAAAGATGTTACTTTGACAGATTGGGATATATCTGCTGAAGGTCTTTTACCTGTATGTAGAGCAAATGAGCAAATCTTTAATTCTGTATTGAGGATCACTGCTATTCCTGAAGAGATTATTATTGACGGAAATAATGTTTGTGCATTGTTAACGATTGAAATAATCACTGAAGGTGTTGACCCAACAAATGATTTCGCGGAAAACTTCGAATCACTTAAAGTCGTAGATTTAATAACGCTGACTAACGACCTTAAGATTAAATCAATCTCAGCGTTTAAGCAATAATTATGGACGAAAGAATCTTAAAAGAAATACAACTCGCAAGAAAATTGGCAAGAGAGATTCAATGGGTAATTGATTCTGGTGGTGTAATGCCTGTTCAGATTCTTAATCAATACAAACCTCTTAAAAAGTTTTATGACGATTGTATTGCCGAAGAAGAAGGCATCTTTTATAAGATGTAAATATTACAAAAATATTACATAAATTATAATACATTATAAATTTTTTGTATATATAGAATTGTAAGGAAAATGTCTTTCTTACAATTGAGATAAATATGAACTTTGAAAAATTTAGAGATAGCTTAGAATTATCAATGTTAGTTGGTATATTCAT